TTGAGGTGGTTTATCTAAATCTACTTTTAAAATGCCATCGTTTCCAGCACTTTCAAATTTAGATTCGTCTATTTCTTCTACAACCTCTTCTATAGGTTGTTCATTAGTTTGCTCAGTTGTCTCTTCAACAACTTCCTTGTTTAGTTCTTCCATAATAAAATTTTATAAAATATTAAAAATTAGAGACCGTATCTTTCCATACTAGCGTCCCCTGTAAGTATATCATTACCTGAAGATTCAAACTTTTTAAGTGGTTCACCTTCAGTTTTTTGTTGTTCTTTCATAGCGGCTAAATTCATTTGATGGCCAGCTTGCCTATCAACTCTCATGTCTTTTCTATCTTCTTTCATTCCATCCATTTCATCTTTACCTCTTTGTTTTGTTCCTTCTAATTTAGAATTTAGTTCAAATTCAAATTGCATTAACTCTTTTTTAAGTTGAACTTCTTGTTGTAGGTATTGAATTTTTAGTTGGTTTTTCGTTTGTTCTAATTGAGCTTCAGCTTGAGTTTTAGCTTGTTGTTTTTGTATTTCACCTTGAGCCGCCGCTTGTTGTGCTTCTTGATTAGCTTGAGATTGAGCTTGAATATTTTCTTGCTGCATTTGTTGATCTCTTTCTAATTTAGTTTTTCTTTTTACTTTTAATAATTCATTAGCAAGTCTTACATTTCTAACATTACGTAAATCAATAGCATCATCTAAATCAATTGATTGTTGCTGCAGAGCCGCCTGTATATTATTTTCAAGTATTTGTTTTTCTTCCTCATCTGGCGTTAGTTCTATAAATATACCAAAATCATGAAGGTGTAAATTAGACATTTCTTCTAATGTTGCTACATTATGAGCGCCAAGGGATCTTATAAACGCATCTCTAGTTGGAGAATACTCTATTATATCAGAAATACGTAACGATAAACACTCCGCAACTTCTGCTGTTAAAAACAACATTCCTTGCAAAACGTGCCTTGTTGCGGTATTAGAGTTAGCCGCGGCTAGTTTTTGCACGCCAACTAAAGCGTCTCTACTTGGTGTGCTAGCATCTCTAGCTTCATTTAATCCGGTTACATCCCTTATCATTTGTAGATAATAATTATACGTTTGAATTAAGGTTTGTAACTTGCCTCCGCTAACACCATTATTTATTTGTTGTATTGGTACTTTTCCAGGATTCATATCCCCTTCAGAAGTAAAACTTCTACCAATAACGGAACCTGTTTGAAAAAACATATTTAAAGCCTCTTGTGGATTATAGTTTGTTCCATTACCTAAATCTATTTCAGCTAATCCATCAGCATCTAAATAAACTCCATCAGGAACCATTCGAGACATTACTTGCTGTAATTTTAAATGCGTTAATTGTATTGTATCAGCAAAACCAGTTATTCTACTAACTATAGATTCTATTCTACCCTCATACATTCTAGGCGCAACTATCTGATAATTCATTTTTACACTATTAAAATCAGAATCTGATCTCATCATATTATCAGCCATTTTCCATTTTAATAACTTATCAGCGCCTATTATATAAACACCTTCATATAAGGTTTCAATAACTCTTTCTAACTTACTAAAGCCACCATCCATATTTTCAACTGGCGGATTAAACGTGTCGTCTTTTTCTATAACTTTTTCAGCACCACTACCTAACTTTTTAAGCTTATAAACGTCGTTCATATGTGTTTTATAATTAAAATATAAAACCTGCACTTTATTTTTATCTTTATGTGTTACGTAATCTAATGGGTAAGCATATTTATCTGTTAATTCTTTAACTTCTTCTTCAGATAATTCTGGAAAATCTTTAACTAATTCGTTTATTGGAATTTCTTTTATTTCCCCAATATAGTAAACATCGTCAAAATATGGTGACTCTGTATGAGAATAAACTAAATCAGCTGGATCTACATATTTAGCTTTAGCACCATCGCTCCAATTAAACGTTGTTTTTGTAGCGCCTATACCTAAGACTGTTAAATCATATAATACTCTTTTTCTTATTAAATCATAGTCACTACCATCTAATAATACGTTTAAAGCTTGCTCTTCAGATAATTCAATAGCTTGTTTGTAAGTAAGCTGCATATGAAGTTTTAATTCTTCCTCTGTAGAAGGTAACATTTCAGGATTGTTTTCGTAAAGATCCATATCAAACAACTGATTAGCAATTTCATTATATTCTTTAGAATGCATATCTCTTAACAAAGACTCCATATATTGTGTTCGTTGATTAACACCATGCTCATCTTGCGAATAGCAGTTTATTTCATAATTTCTATCTGCCATTCCGTTAACTACAATATCTACAAATTTTGGAATAATTGGAACTGGTTTCCAATCTAAATTAAGATAAGATAAATCACCGTTTATTGATAATTCATTTTTATATTTTTGAACAGGTTGTTCTCCTCTAGCATATAATCTTAAAGTATGAAAATTATTCTTATGGCTATTATATTTAGATGTTGTGCCAGAGAACCACTCATGCCTTATTGCTCTTGCTACTTTTAAACCATACTCTTCACTAAGTTTTTCTAAGTCGCTAACTGCTTGTGATGGAAAATTTATAGAATGTTGTACTAAGTTCATATTTTATTTTTAATTATCTGTGACGAAAATCCTTTATTATTATACTTTGATATATTTATATTTAATGATTGCTTTTCTCTATTTGGATGCGGTCTATACAAATGCCTATTGCAAGCCATTATTGCTAAACCAGAACTTATTGAAGCATCATGCTTTGTTCTTTTGTTTATATCAAACTTTGACCAATCATTTAAAGTTTCATTAAAATATAAAGTACCATAAGTACCATCTGGTAATAACCCTACGTGATCATTAATATACATTTCAATAGCAGCCGCGTGAGCTTGCTTTATATCCTCACTTGAGTTTGGTATTCCTCCAACTTCTTTTTCAGCAATAGATAGTTTATTCCAAACTTTATCTGGCCTGTTCATGCTAAACCCTCTGTATCCTCTTCTTCTTAAATAGTACAATAATCTTGGTTTATTATTTTCTGCTAATATTGGCATACCATAAAATACCAATGCCATTAATATATCTTCAAAAAATATTTCAGCTGTTTGTGGTCTAGCTATATATTCTAAAAAGAAAGTATTAGCTGGAGCATCTTCCATTGAAAACTTTGTTAGTCCGTGTAAAGCTCCTTTTGACCCAGCCCCATCTACTGTTCCTGATATATCGTATGAGTCACAACCAAACGCTCCCATATGCTCGTTACCTGGATATTTTATACCATTTTTTAATATAACGTTATTTTGTAATTTTCCATTAGGCACCCAACTTACTTTAAATCTACCGTTTGGATCTGGATTAAAAGTAACTTGAGTGTCTTTAACTCCATTTGTCCACTGAAAATTACCAGGCGTTAATACTGATGAATTTCTATTTCCTTCGTTGTAATCTATTTGCTCGTATATCTTAACTAGATTAAATAAGCTATTACCTGTTTCATCTCTAAACGCGTGTTCTTCTGTTCTAGGGAATTGACGATAAAATTCGTTTAAAGCGTCTTGATCGTCTTTTAATCCATCTGCTTCATTATCCCAATGATCTATTACGCCATAATCTATTTCTATTCCGTGTGGATCTTTTTTTTCTTCTTTAGGCGTGTTAAAAACCGGTTGGCCATATTCATCGATAAACCCTTCATAGTTCCACTCCATTGGTATAAATAAAGAATATAATCCAGACTTTGTTTGTCCATTTCTATTTCTTTTTGTTACATCAGAGTTGTAATACAGATTTTTAAAATTATCACCTCCCTTGTCTAGCGCATTGGACGTGCTTCCCATCATACATTTACCAACTACTCTACTACCTAATCTTAGACAAGTTTTTGTAACTCTCCAATTATTCTTTATGTTATCAGGTCTTTCCCATTTACCACTTTCGTCGTGAACTAATAAAGATAGTTTTTCACCGTCATAACTATTGTCACCAGTATTTTTCCAATCAATAGTTGTATCTAATCCCTCCATATCGTCTTGCTCTTCTCGTTCCCTCATTTTCTTACGAGTGAATTTCTTTGCAGGGACTCTATAAGCGAGTTCGGACTTTGGCCGGTCCATACCGTCCTGTATTGGCTTGAAGAAGAATGGATAATTTAAACTAATAGGTACTACTTTGTCAGTAAACATCTTTTTTGCATCCGCACCAGTTTTAGATAATATACCAAATCTACTATCACTAGCTAATGTAGCTAAATTAACAGTTTCAGCTGAACTCATAAACGAAAATCCAGAACGTCTATTTTTTAAATAACACATTCCGTAACTTCTGTGATCTGCTTTACAGGCCTCCCAAAATATAAAAAACAATCTGTTTGCTTCTCTATAATCTGGAGCACCAACATCAATCTTACTCCATTGTAAATACATATAATGTGTACCTGTTATATATGTTGGCTTGCCGTTATTCATAAACCAAAACCCCTCTTCTCTTCTTTTGAACTCTTCGTCTATATATCCGTAATGTTTTTCTTTAAAATCATCTGGATAATCTTGCCAATCAAACACAGTTTTAATTCTTTTAAACTCAGAATTAGCTGGAAATTGTTTCCATTTTTGTTCTGATTTAATTTTGCTACAAGAGTATATTTCTTTAGGTTGCTTTGGTAAAGCTATTTGAAAACCTTGTATTTCAAGTATTTCACCTATCTGTCCTGTTTTAGATATAGATACTAAATCACTTTCTTTGTTATAACCATATTTCCATTTTTTAGATTTATTTAATCTTTTAATGGCGTTTAATTTTATAGGTTCTACAACCTTATATAATGTTTGTTTATACATTATTTAGATCTTCCTTCTGCGAATCCTTTAAATTCCACTTTTTTCTTCTCTTCTTCAATAGGCTTACCTTCAAGCATGTTTTCTTCTTCGTGAATTCTGTTTAATATTTCAAACGCATCGAATATAGCTAATTTTTTTGTAGCCGCCGCATTCTTTAATCTATCAGCTGATATATCTTCGTCTGAATCAACTCT